AAAATTGATTCAGAACCTCATATTGAGTATGAGTTGAGAGACCACTTTACCTTTGAGGTAGAGGGTGCAAAGTTTATGCCTCAATATCGTAATAGGAATTGGAATGGAGAAATCCACCTATTCGATATGAGGTCAAAGAAGATATATGTAGGACTGTTAGATAAAATTATTGCATTTTGTGAAAGGCACGATTATACATATAAGTTCGCAGATAATGAATACTATGGTACTCCCTTTGAAGTTAATGAGGGAATATCATATGCTGGTGTGAAAGATTATATGAGTTCTATTTGCAATCATCAACCCAGGAAGTACCAAATTGAGGGAGTATACGATGCCTTAAGACATAATAGAAAGCTATTGATATCACCCACTGCTTCAGGCAAATCGTTGATGATCTATTCTCTTGTAAGATATTACGTTGAGAAAGGACAAAAAATTCTCTTAGTTGTTCCCACGACATCACTCGTAGAACAGATGTATAAGGACTTCTTTGATTACGGTTGGGATGCTGAGTCATTTTGCCACAAGATATACGCAGGGAAAGAAAAAACAAATGAGATGCCAGTTACAATTACTACTTGGCAGTCAGTATATAAACTAGAAAGATCATTCTTTGAAGATTATAATGTAGTTATAGGAGATGAAGCACACCTATTTAAGTCGAAGTCATTAGTATCTATAATGACTAAGTTACATCATGCTAAGTATAGATTTGGTTTCACTGGTACTTTAGATGGCACACAGACGCATAAATGGGTCTTAGAGGGGTTGTTTGGTCCATCATATAAAGTAACAAAGACAGATGAATTGATGAAGCAAGGTCATCTTTCTCAATTAGATATCCAGTGTCTTGTATTAAAGCACCCTCCTAAGAAATTTGAAACGTATCCAGATGAGATTGAATACCTGATAAGTCATGAGCAAAGAAATAATTTCATAAAGAATTTGACTTTAGATTTAAAGGGTAATACACTCATTCTTTATAGTAGAGTAGAAGCACATGGTAAGGTGCTTTATGATTTAATAAATAAAAGTAAGACAACTAATAGACAATTATTCTTTGTACACGGTGGAGTTGATGCTCAAGAGAGAGAACAGGTAAGAGAAATTACTGAAAAAGAAAACAACGCTATTATAGTTGCTTCCTATGGTACATTCTCAACTGGTATCAATATTAAAAACCTCCATAATGTTATCTTTGCTTCTCCAAGCAAATCACGCATCCGCAACTTGCAAAGTATTGGACGAGTTCTTAGAAAGGGAAAGGACAAGGTAAAGGCAATACTGTATGATATAGCAGATGATTGTTCAACTACTACCAAAAGAAACTATACATTAAATCACTTTATTGAAAGAATTAAGATTTACAATGAAGAAAAATTTAATTATGAAATAATTACAATACAATTAAAAGGGAAATAAAATTATGTCAATCGAAGAAGACTTCTATGCAACAATAAAATTTAAATCAGGCGAAGAGATATACGCTAAGGTTGCCGCCTCGGAAGAGGAAGATAGAACTATGTTGATTCTTCATAATCCAATTACCGTATGTGAAATGAAAGGAAAATCAGGTCTAGTTGGATACAAAGTAGAACCTTGGTTAAAAACAACTCGTGAGGATATGTTTATTATAAATCTAGATGATGTATTAACATTATCAGAATCATCAGATATTCAAATGATAATGATGTACCAAAATTTCGTTAGAGATTCTGAAAAGGAAAATAATAATCAATCAAAAATGAGTAGAAGAATGGGTTATATATCTAATGTACATGATGCTAAAGAAATTCTAGAAAAAATCTATAAAGATAATAAGACTAATAAGAGCTAGTACTTTTCCTGAACTTCGACAAAGTTATTCTACTCCTATTTTAGAACTTGTCAAGTCCCATTATAAATGCTATACTAATACATAGTAGTGACAAAGACTTATGGCGATACAACCAGGTAAGACTATGGCTAGACGAAAAAGATCTGAGCATTATGTAAACAACAAGGAATTCCTTGCTGCACTTATCACGTATCGTGAAAATGTAGAGATTGCACGATTGCAAGATAAAACTAAACCAGTTATACCAAGGTACATCGGTGAGTGTTTCTTAAAGATTGCAAATCATTTATCATTTAAACCAAACTTTGTTAACTACATGTTCAAAGAGGATATGATATCTGATGGAATAGAGAACTGTGTTCAGTACATACACAACTTTAATCCAGAGAAATCCCAGAATCCATTTGCATACTTTACACAGATTATACATTATGCATTTCTCCGTAGGATACAGAGAGAGAAACGCCAATTAGAAATTAAAAACAAGATTCTAGAGAAGTCAGGATACTCAGAAGTATTTGATGACAGTAATCAGATTGACGGAACCACACATTCGGACTATAATTCAATCAAAGATGCTGTACACTCAAAACTTCGTAATTAATGAAGATAGCAATTATTACAGACCAACACTTTGGGTGTCGTAAAAACTCTAAACTTTTTCACGATTATTTCCTAAAGTTTTATAATGATGTTTTCTTTCCTACTCTTGAGAAGGAAGGTATTGATACCATAGTTGATATGGGTGATACCTTTGATAGTAGAAAGGGAATTGATTTTGCTGCACTGTCATGGGCAAAGGATCATTACTTTGATAGATTGAAGCAAATGGGCATCACTGTCCATACTATTGTTGGTAATCATACAGCATATTATAAGAATACTAATGAAGTAAATGCTATTGATTTGCTACTTAGAGAGTATGATAATGTAAAAATATATTCAGAAACTAGACCAATAACTTTAGGTAATTTAAGTGTCCTTCTTGTACCTTGGATAAACAAAGAGAATGAAGAACAGACACTATCAATGATTAAGAAGTCAAGTTCTCCTGTTTGTATGGGACATCTTGAGTTGAAAGGATTTAGAATCCATCGTGGATATGTGATGGAGCATGGAACAGATATGAATATCTTTGGTAAGTTTGAGAAAACATTTTCTGGACATTATCATACTAGGTCGGATAATGAAAAGATATTTTATCTAGGAAATCCTTATGAGATGTTCTGGAATGATTGTGGTGATACAAGAGGGTTTCATCTATTTGATACAGAAACTTTAGAACATACCCCTGTTAATAATCCATATCAGTTATTCCATAAGATTTATTATGAGGATACTAATCATCAAACATTTGATACGAGGAACTATGAAGATAAGATTGTAAAAGTAATTGTTCAGAAGAAAACTGATTTAGGTAAGTTTGAAAACTTTATTGATAAATTGTATAAGTCTGGAGTTGCGGAACTTAAGATTGTAGAGAATTTTGATTTTAATAACCTATATGATAGTGAAACTGAAGGATATGAATCAGAAGATACGCTTTCTATTCTCAATCGATATATTGAAGAATCAGAAGTAAGTCTTGATAAATCTCGTATTCAGAAGATGATACAAGAAACGTATCAAGAGGCATGTGAGATGGTCTAAGATGTACATACTCACCATGCAAGGCAGGGAAGGAGAAGGTGCTTATTCGGTTATTGATGATGATGGAGAGCAAACTCTTTATTTGTTTGAACAAGAAGACGATGCTATTCGATTTGCAATGATGTTAGAAGAAGAAAGAGAGTATCCTGAAATGCATGTACTAGAGGTTGATGATGAAATAATGATTCAAACCTGTCAATCTCACCATTATAAGTATACAGTTATCACTCCTAATGACATTGTAATACCTCCTGAAAAAAATCATGATCTTATTTGAAACAATACGCTGGAAGAACTTTTTATCGACTGGTAATCAATATACAGAAGTAAAATTAAATGGATATTCAACAACTTTAATTGTTGGAACAAATGGTGCTGGAAAGAGTACTGTATTGGATGCATTGACTTTTAGTTTATTCAATAAACCATTTCGTAAAATCAGTAAGGGGCAGTTAATTAATACTACTAATGAAAAAGATTGTAGGGTAGAGGTTGATTTTACTCTATCAGGAACTTCTTGGAAGGTAGTGAGAGGTATTAAACCAAATTTGTTTGAGATATGGAAAGATGGAACTGTAATGAATCAATTTGCTTCTGCTAATGACCAGCAGAAGTGGTTAGAGCAGAATGTTCTGAAGATGAATTATAAGTCTTTTACTCAGATTGTTATACTGGGTTCAAGTACTTTTGTTCCTTTCATGCAATTGACAGCATCTAATAGAAGAGAAGTTATTGAAGACTTGCTTGATATTAAAATCTTTTCTTCAATGAATAATTTGATTAAAGATAAGATAAGAATAGTTAGAGAAGATATTAAGACTCTTGAACTTAAGAAAGAATCTCTTAGCGATAAAGTTTCTATGCAAGAGAACTTTATAGGAGAATTAGAACAGCAAAGTAAAGAGAATATAGAAGATAAGAATAGTAGAATTAGTGCTTTGTTTGAAGAAGCAGATAATTATGTTAAAGAAAATGAAGCAATAGAAAATGATGTATTTGATTTAACAAAACAACAAGAAATAGTAACAGGTGCTACCGAAAAGTTAAGAAAACTTGGTGGTTTGAAAGGTAAAATTTCACAAAAAGTAACAACGATTACTAAAGAACATAAGTTCTTCACTGAGAATACGGTTTGTCCTACCTGTACTCAGCATATTGATGAGTCCTTTAGAATAAATAAAATTAACGATGCTCAAACTAAAGCAAAAGAGTTGCAATCTGGTTATAAAGAACTGGAAGAAGCAATTAAAAACGAAGAAGAGCGAGAGCATCAATTCACCATTCTATCAAAGGAGATTACTAAACTAACGCATGGCATTTCTAAAAACAATACTCGTATCTCTGGGTGTCAACGACAAGTCAGAGATTTGGAATCGGAGATTCAAAGAATTACCGAACAACTTGCAAACAGAAATACTGAGCATGAGAAGTTAGCAACCTTTAGAGAAAATTTACAAACTACATATGAGGATTTAATTAGTAAGAAAGAGACTATTACTTACTATGATTTTTCATATGGGTTACTTAGAGATGGTGGTGTTAAAGCCAAAATCATTAAGAAGTACCTACCGTTAATTAACCAGCAGGTTAATAGGTATCTTCAGATGATGGATTTCTATATTAACTTTACATTGGATGAGGAGTTCAACGAGACTGTACAATCTCCTATCCACGAAGATTTTTCATATGCTTCCTTTAGTGAAGGGGAGAAGATGCGTATTGACCTAGCACTTCTCTTTACTTGGAGGGAAGTAGCACGGTTTAAGAATTCAGTAAATACTAATCTTCTTATTATGGATGAGGTATTTGATTCATCATTGGATGGGTTTGGTACAGAAGAGTTTCTTAAGATTATTAGGTATGTTATCAAAGATGCTAATATCTTTGTTATATCCCATAAGACTGGTATGGAAGATAAGTTTGAAAATCATATAAGGTTTGAAAAAGTAAAAGGATTCAGTAGCATTGAGGCATAATGTCCACTTTTAAACATCAACCTACGGGTAAGAGATTCCTATTTGTTCATATCCCTAGAACTGCTGGAAGATTTATAGAGCAGAACCTTATGAAAGGTAATGATTTTGTTTGGGATGATGATGTAGAGATAGATAGGCAGTATAAGAGTATTGCTGGTGTAGAACTTGCACACTTTCACAGAGAATACTATGAAAAGTATTTGGATGTCAAAGATATTCCTCATATAACTGTTGTAAGAAATCCTATTGATAGGTTCATATCATGTTCCATTTTCCTATCCGAATTGTATGGTGATAATATTGAAGAGTTATTGGAAGACCCAATGATGTTTTCTTCTATGCTGCAAAATTTTCCATCAACTGAATCTGTCAATTGGTTCAGACCTCAAATAGATTTCATTTCAGAGAAGACTCATATCTGGAAGTTTGAAGATATGTTTGAAGATGAGTTTGGAGAGTGGTTGAGTGATATAGTTGGGGTGGACATTAAAATGAGAAAAGATATGCCAGTTGAGAAATTGCCAACTGATGAATCCAAAAAGGTCAAGAGGAGTGCTAAACTTATAGATAATATTAAGTCTCTTTACAGGAAGGACATTGAGCAATTCTACCCCGAACTGGCAGCATAATTCGGGTAAACCCCCGAAAAGAAAGCTGAAACCACAGGCACTACGAAGTGCCAAAGCAAGAAGGAGACACTTGATAAAGTGTCTACAGACCGACTCTAAGGGTCGGTTTTCGTGTATGATAGGTACATCAAACGAAAACAAAGATGGCAGTTCAGCAAGAAATCAAGTCACAACTAGCAAAGTTGCTTGCTACTGAAGATATCGTAGTAGAGCATAAGCATGTTGAGACAGCACAGTTTAATGTAGATTCTCGTGTATTGATTCTTCCTATCTGGGAGAAGGCAAGCAACTATGTATATGATATGCTTGTAGGGCATGAGGTAGGACATGCACTCTTTACACCCAATGAAGACCCCCCAAAGAGTGTTCCTCATCAGTTTTTAAACGTATGTGAGGATGCAAGAATTGAGAAATTGATGAAGCGTAAGTATATGGGTATTGCCAAAAGTTTCTATAGAGGATATAATGAACTTCACGAGCAAGATTTTTTTGAATTAGATGGTCAAGATATTTCTAATTTCAATCTTGCTGATAGGGCTAATTTACATTTTAAGATTGGTTCGTTCCTTGACCTATCTTTTTCAGATGCTGAAAAGGAGATTATCACTTTAATTCAAAATGCCGAGACCTTTACTGACACCATCGCAGCAGCAGAAGCGTTATATAATTACTGCAGAGAAGAGCAGGAAACGCAGGATCAGGTTACTAAAGAAGAAGCGGGTATTCAGTCAGATTTCTTCGATAATCTTGAAGGTACTGGGGATAGCAGTCCTGACGATGCTGGCGATAGTACTTCTTCCCTTCCTGACACTAGTGGCGATGCTCCTGTGGAAGGTGGGATCGATAGTGCTGATAATGATACTAGCGTGGATGATAATAGTTCTTCTGTAGATTCTGAAATTGAATCATCACATGTACCTGAAGTTCTAACAGCAGATACATTGATGGGTAAGTTAAAAGACCTTACTGATAATGCAACAGTAGAAAATGTATATGTAGAAGTTCCTGAACTTAATCTTGATAGTGTTATAGTATCAAATGAAAAAATTCATGAGATAGCAGATAAATGGTTTGATGAGTGTTCAATTGCTTATGATGAAAAGAGAGCAGAAAGAGGTGCAGTTCCTGAAGATTTAAAATACCTTTATCCTGATACTACTTTCCAATTACCTGACAGTGAGTATGTTAAATTTAAACGAGATGCCCAGAAAGAGGTTTCTTACCTTGTTAAAGAGTTTGAGTGCCGTAAGTCTGCTTCTGCTTATGCTCGTGCTTCTACTGCTAGAACTGGGGTTCTAGATACAAGAAATCTTCATACCTATAAGTATAATGAAGACTTATTCAAAAAGATAACTGTTCTTCCTGATGGTAAGAATCATGGTCTAATCTTTATATTGGATTGGTCTGGTTCTATGCAGCATGTTCTTCAAGATACCTTGAAGCAACTTTATAATCTAATATGGTTCTGTAAGAAAGTTCAGATTCCTTTTGATGTGTATGCTTTTACAAGTGAGTATAGAAGAAGAAACGATACAGAATATACGGCAGATAGTTATGATAGAATGATGAAACCAAAGTTTCAACATTGTCATAGAAAGGAAGGATTCCTTCATGTAGATACTGATTTTAATTTGTTACACTTCTTTAGTGGTGAAACAAATGCCAAGACACTAGAGAGTCAGATGATTAACATCTGGAGAACTGCCTATGCATTTAAGCATCGTACTGTTTATACTTATCCACCTGAGTTAGTTCTTTCTGGAACTCCATTGAATGAGTCACTAGTTGCACTTCATCAAATCATTCCAGAATTTCAAAAAAAGCATGGTGTTGAAAAGGTTCAGTGTATTATTCTTACTGATGGTGAAGGTTCTCAACTTACTTACAATAATTTTGTTAAACGTCATTGGGAAGATGAAGAGTTCTTAGGATGTTCTTCTTGTCATGGTGACCGTTCTTTCTTAAGAGACCGTAAACTTGGCAAGACTTATAAACTTCCTAATGGGTACTTCAGATTTACTGATGCTCTTTTGAAAAATCTTAAAGACAGATTCCCTTCCACTAACTTCATAGGAATTCGTGTTCTTGAAGGTCGTGATGCAAGGTATTTCATTGGTCATTATCACCCATATGATGATAAAATGATTAGTGATTGGAAGAAGAATAGAAGTTGCACTATCACTAATTCTGGTTATGATGCATACTTTGGTATCTCTTCTTCTGCACTTTCTCAAGATTCTGAGTTTGATGTGGATGATGAAGCAACAAAAGCACAAATCAAAAGAGCATTTGTAAAATCACTTAAGACCAAGAAGTTAAATAAAAAAGTTCTTGGTGAATTTATGGAGTTAGTAGCATGATTAAAGATTTTATTTCAGTTTACGAAGATGCTGTAACAGCAGAATACTGTGAACGGTTTATTAAACTAATTGAATATTCTAATGCTAATAGTATTTTATTTGATGAAAAATATGATCATCATGTAAGAGATCATCAGACAATAAATTATTCTCATGGTAATGATTTTGATCTGTTGGCAGGAGATCATATCTCTCAACAGTTTTTACCTTTAATAAGAGATTGTGTATCTGATTATCTTCAATCATATAGTCTTTTAAAACAAGAAAGATTAATAATGTATGATGTTAAAGCGAAGAAGATACCAATAGGAGGTGGATTTCATCAATGGCATTATGAGAATGACGGACTTTTACTTTCTCCAAGAAAGGTAGTTATTCAATTGTATTTAAATACAATTGAAGAGGGTGGAGAAACCGAATTTTTGTATATTAATAAACGAGTAAAAGCAAAGCAGGGAAGTGTGCTTATATTTCCTGCTGCTTTTACCCACACTCATAGGGGAAACCCTCCTATTGGGAAAGATAAATACATCCTAACAAGTTGGTTGGTGAGTCAAGCTTATGAGTAAAGAATACATTTTGGTAGCTTAATTATGTACAAACCAAAATCTAATTTTATTACCACCATGAGTATTAAAATAAAACATGAAAAAGATTTTCTTGAATTAAAAAACTATCTAAAAGATAATAGATATTCTATGTCCGATTATCTTGTTCATTGTTGGAAAGTTGGAATGAGGATGCCATGAACATTAAGCAATTATTAATTGAGTAAATAATTATTCGTAAATCAACACAAACATATGAGTGGAGACTGTACCAAGCAACCTCTTATTTTTTATAGTAAGGAGATTACTGATACAAAGATTGCTCTTTTATCCCATTATGGGATTCAGTTAAGGATTAAAGAGAATAAATATTACTATAATAGTGTGACCGATAATGAAGACCTTTAAGGAATTCCTTGACGAAAGCAGTCTAAGTAGAATTAAATCCAAGTCTGATAAAGGTGGCATGGCAGTCATCTCTGGAAGTCGTGGTGATAAATCTGCTAAAGAAAATAAGGCAAGAGCAAAGCAGTTAGATAGGGATATAAAAGGTAAAGGTTTACCAGGTGCTACTAAAGTAAGTGGAAGATGGGATGAGACAGATGACAAGACTGGTAAAACCTCAAAGGTTAAAGAACGTAGTCACGTTGTCACTTCTGGTAAAAAAGGTAAGAGGGCATTTAAGAAAGCAATAAAATCTTTAGGAAAGAAGTATGGGCAGGATGCCGTATTGACTCAAACTAAAAAAACTGGTACAGTATCAGCAACTAGAAAAGGTGGACTCGGCAAATCAGCAGGTAAACCTGTTAAAAGATTTACAGCAGGAAAGATGAGACCAGGTAGAACCTCACCAGAAGGTGATACTAAGATTAAAAACAAAACCTTTACTTATGCAAAATGATTCTTGAAACATTTTTAATACTAGCAGCATTACCATTTGTAGGACTAACACTTTACTTTGGACGTAAAGGAGGTTATTATGATAGTGATGATTACACAGGCGATGGCTGTGCTCATGATGTAAAACGATGAATGCAGTTCTTAACTATCTAAAAGATGTAAGAGATGCTGCTAAGTACATGTGGCAGGGGTTAGAAGTAACCTTTGACCATATGAGAAGGCGACCTGTTACTATACAATATCCTTATGAAAAACTTATCCCTTCTGAGCGTTATCGAGGCCGTATTCATTACGAGTTTGATAAATGTATTGCTTGTGAAGTTTGTGTCAGAGTATGCCCAATAAATCTCCCAGTGGTCGATTGGGTGATGAACAAACAAACAAAGAAAAAAGAACTTAGAAACTATTCGATAGACTTTGGGGCTTGCATATTCTGCGGAAATTGTGTAGAATATTGTCCTACCAATTGTTTATCAATGACGGAGGAATATGAACTTTCTACATTCGATAGGCATTCACTCAACTTTGATAATGTCGCTCTTGGACGA